TTTCCTGGCAGGCGATCTTAACACAGGATTGACGACTTTATCCAAGTCGGCACAGTCCAATAAACAGGCTATAACCAAGACCCTCGTAGGTGCGTTCTTGGCAAAGGCCGCCGTACGTTCATTTTCAAGGGGATCACCCGTTTTAGCTAGTCTGGGGCCCATAAAGGTCCGCGCTAGTCCAATGATGGACCCTTTCGGAGTGTAAAAATATGTCAATAGTAGTAACAAGAACATCAGCAGCGTTAAGCGCAACGACCAGTTTTCAAAGCATGACTTCACAATTTGCCTCGTCAGGGCTCAGCCTTGTCGTTCCGTCTGGAGTTTCGCAAATAAGTTCTATATCAATGGGTGTAAGCACCGTTGGAACTGGGGCAGATCTGTGCAGTGGTTTCAAGTTAACCGGTACGGCGCTCCAAGAGGGCGACGCTACGTTTATGGGACCTGCAATCGCGCAGGCCGCAAGTGGTGGTACTGGAGTAGCTAACTGTGTTACACAGGAAAAGACCGCCCTGGGCGTGACTTCTGGTAATACCCTGGATATTCAGGTAGCGGTAACAACGGCCGCAACAATCGACGCTAGCTGTACTATCCAGTTTGAGTAAATTTATCAATGCCTGAAGGCGTTGGTTATGGACCGCAGAATACTGCTTCAATAGGCAAGGATATTCATATTATTGGTAATCATTGTTATGCTTATTCGGGACTGATTAATGATGCCTCTAGTGGTTCAGCCGCCACAACTCTGGTAAAATTTACCACTGGTAGTTATATTGCTAAAGTAGACTGCTACGTTTTTACGGATCATTTGAACGGAAACGCTACTTTCTTGTCCGTGACTATGAATGGAGTTATAGCCTATAAAGGCCAATATGACGACTCACCTTCTAAAATAGAAGGGGGCGGACCTTGGGTTTCTTTTGTTATACCTCCTTATACTGAATTTGAGATAAAATGGGGCTCTAGCGCATCTCGTAACGCTACGCTTTCTTTAACTGGAAAGATTGACAAATGACACTTTCGACGGGGCCGGCCCTTAATTTCTATGGTGATCACATGTTCGCCTGGAGCGGTCTGGAAGCATTAACAGCAGGCGGCACGATCTTACTGGACTTTATCTCTCCCAATAGATTCTATAGCGTCGTCACTAACGTCTCGTTTGACTATTCGGGATGCTCTGCGGGTGATGTTCTCTCCTGGACCCTCCAAGGCAATGAGGATGCGTTGCATGTATCAAAGTTTAAAATCATAGATGCAGGTATCGGGCCCCAATTCCCCAATCTATACTATACGATCCCTCCCAATACAGGCATGAAAGTCCTGGCACAAGGTCCCACTGGATTAATGACCGTTGTCCTGGAAGGGAAAGAGGTAAGTTAATGCCAATGAACTATTGTCCTGGTTGTGGTATGCAGTTAGGATCACCTGGCACTGATGTATTTATTTCCGAAATCAAAGAGAAAAGAAGAAAACCAAAACGCAAACTGTCAGCCTGGAATAAATTTATTAAAGCGAATGCCAAGAAGCCACGCTTCCGATTAAGATCGGGTTCACCTAATCTAAAGAAGATGGCAGTAGCGTTCAGGAAAACGCCTGCAGGCAAAAAGAAGAGGCGCTAATGGGCCGTCCTCTTTACGAAGCTGTACCCGATGACGTAGAGATCACTAAATTGACAGTGGGCCAACGTGATGCTTTATCCAGGCATAGGAGACATGAAAATATAAATACATTTTTAGGAAACCAGAATACACCTCTATTGATTGGGGCTACAGCACTTGTGGCAGCAACCCCTTTTTTATTTAATCTGTTTAGAAAGGCCGCCGAAGAACAGGGGATCGTGACCGACGAGCTGACATGGGGGAAAATCTACAAGGCATCACTTTTGGGGCCCGCAGGTTTAAGCACATTAGCTGCCAAAGAACTTGTCGGGGAAAAGAGAATAGGAGATATTGGGATAGGGCCTCAATTCGGAGCCCCTGCAAGTTTCACAGTTAAGCAATTATGGGATGAGTTATTTAAATGAATTTAGGCGCGGTGCTTGTATTGTTGAAATTGGCTCAAGACGTAGGGATTACCAAACCTGCTTTTGTTAGTATTGTAAAACCTCCGACCTACGGCAAGGAGACCGCTTTAAGAAGAGCAGAAAAAGGCCTCGGTCTGTAAGTGGTTATTTCAGCCTTAGAACTATTGGCATACTTTATCGCCTGGAGTTTATTTTATTTTGGAATAAGTCATTATATCGCTAAATTATCAAAAGATAAATGGGTTGAATGGGCGAAATCATCCGAGAGTGATGATGATCTCTTATTAATTCTTGAACCAATCGTAGACGAGATTGAAGGCCGAACTCACGAAATGCTTGAAAACTTCCAGTCTTCTTTTTTTGGTTCCCTGGGTGCAGCATCTAAAAAAGTGGATGATGCTACAGGACAGAGTACAATTAACGCAATAACTAAAGAGAGTCCGATCATGGGGTTTGTTGCGGACATGTTAATGAAAAGAAGCGGCTTAGAAGGGCTACTAAACACCCAAAACAGCCCCGAAATAGGGGTAAAACAGCCAAAACAGAGCCCTGGACTAGGCCTAAAATAGCCTAAATAATATTACAATTACCCTTTTTACTAGGTACGTAGGGTTCTAGAAACTTTTTTTGTTTTCTTTTCTTTTCTTTTCTTATTGATAATCATAATATTATTTATAGGGGTTCCTTCCTTTAGACCTGGAGAGATAAAATGGAATGCAAACACTGTGGATGTAGAATTAGTCCAATAAGATGGCCGAAAGATAAATGTAAGTGTGGAGAGATAAAATGACAAGTGAGATAAGTTTAGAAGAGAAAATAATAGACGCTTTGATTGATGGGTTGGAAGGTCCATTCGAAGAGCAGAACGAACATTACGAAAGGATGTTTAAAATGTTGGCACATTATAGGTCACGACTAGGCTATATGCATCGACGCCACGCAGAAGGGAAGCAACCATAATGGGTAAACCTTACTATTGTCAGTGTTGCGATATGCCAGTTCATAAACGGGGTTCTAAGGGGTGTGTAAAATAATGGGTAAGATCGGTAAGACCTTTACGATAGACCATACAGTTTACAACTGGTTAGCTAACCATGCAGAGAAAGAGGGAAAGAAAGAATCATATGTTGTCAATGCCATGTTAACCAATCTTAAAAGACATTATGAAACGTGGACCTGTCCTGAATGCAATGCAACCAATGATAATCAATTTACTGATTGTCATGGTTGTGATTATATATTGCCTAAGTCTTAAATAGATAATTCCCCTAAGAGGGGCATGGTTAGACGCCGAAGGAATAATAGAAGAAAATCTGCTCGTACTTTTGGGATAAATGTAATTGAAACGGGAGCTGCGTTAGCACTCTTAACACAGACAAATGCAGGTTCAGCAATGAAGTCTTTCCTGGCAGGCGATCTTAACACAGGATTGACGACTTTATCCAAGTCGGCACAGTCCAATAAACAGGCTATAACCAAGACCCTCGTAGGTGCGTTCTTGGCAAAGGCCGCCGTACGTTCATTTTCAAGGGGATCACCCGTTTT